TACCGCCTTGGGCTACTGCAATGCCGTGCTTTACTCTAAAGTCTTTATTTACTGTTGCCACTTCTGACCTCTATTCTTAATTATGCTTCGATGTAAGTTTTGCTTACTTTAACAGCAGTATCTGCTGATGCACCAGTTACCTGAAGAAGAACGTTTCCACTGCTGTAAACAGCGTTAGTTGTTCCTAGTTCAGCATTGCTGATTACATCTGCATACTCTGTTAAGTAAACGGAATTGTTTCCATCAACTGTAACAAGTAATTCAATTACTTCAATATCATTACCTTTTTTCATTTGTACGATATATTTAGCACTTGAGTATGTTGTTGCTGACCATGTATCAATTGTTGTTGCTGAAGTTGAAGCGGTAGCAAGAGCAGAACCAAGAAGAACATCTGGAAGAGCAATGCTTGTCGCAGTTGCTGCACCAAGTACTGGAGTAACAAGAGTTGGTGTGTTAGCAAATACTAGAGCACCAGTTCCTGTTTCATCTGAAATAACTCCTGCAAGTTCTGAAGAAGATGTTGCAGCCAGCGCTGAAATCTTGCTTGCTGTAGTAATACCATTTGTTACTGTTGCAGCATTTCCAGTGTACTGTGTTGCTGATAGAACTTCAGTTCCATTAATCTTTAATACCTTGCCAGAAGCAAGATCCATGTGCTCAGAAGATGTCCAAGAATCAGTTGCATCTACCCAATTGAAAGTCTTGTCTGTAGCACCCTTAAGAGTAAGACCACCACCGTCAGCGCCTGCATCCGTTGGAGTTGTTACTGCACCAAGAACAAGGTTCTTATCATCAATTGTAATTTCTGTTGAGTTAATTGTAGTTGTTGTACCGTTAACTGTCAGGTCCCCTGAAAGAACCAAAGATGTACCAGTTGCAGCACCAATGTTTGGTGTTATAAGTGTTGGGGTATCAGCAAAAACAAGTCCGCCAGTACCAGTCTCATCAGAGATTACTGTACGAAGTTCTGATGAAGAGGTTGCAGCAAAAGCATCCAACTTATTATTTGTAAGAGCAACAGTACCTGTAGCATCTGGCAAAGTAATAGTGCGATCCGCTGTGGGATCAGTTACTGTAATAGTTGTTTCATGATCGTTTGCTGTAGCACCTTCAAGAACGATTGAACCGTCTGAAAGTGTAAGTCCTGAAACTACGGGGCTTGTAAGTGTTTTGTTTGTAAGTGTCTGTGAGTTTGTTGTTCCAACTACTGCTCCAGTTGCACCGTGTGCTTCTGTTGCTCCTGTGTGAGTTGTTAGGTCTGAGGCTGAAGCCTTGTTTCCAAGATCAGTAGTAAGACCTGAAATCTTAGACTGAGCAATTGCTGCTGCTGAGTTAATGTCTGCATCTACAATTGTGTCATTAGCAATCATTGTGGATGTAACTGTTCCTGAGTCAGCCTGGGTTACTGCTGTTCCAGAAATCTTACTAGCAGCAATTGCTGCACTAGCGTTAATATCAGCATTTACGATTGTTCCATCCGCAATCATTGTGCTAGTTACTGTGCCAGAATCACCAGTTGTAATTACAGTACCTGATACGTTAGGAAGTGTAATTGTACGATCTGCTGTTGGATCAGTTACTGTAAGTGTTGTCTCATAATCATCTGCTGTTGAACCTTCAAACACAATGCTTGATTCAAAAACACCAACTGCTGCTGGTGCTGAAAACTTTAATCCTGTTGCTTCATTGCTATCTACTGTTAAAACGTGTCCATTGGTTGCACCAACGGCTAATCTAGTACCAGTATTTGATCCTGTACCAACTATTAAGTCACCCTTTGCGTCAAAGATTTCTTTTGTGATTATATCGTGTCCATTAACGGTCGCAGTTGATCCCTCAACTACAATTCCCGCTTTTACTCTAAAATCTTTTGTTACGGTTGCCATCTTTTATCTCCTTGGTTAAGCCTTTAATCCCATACGCATGTAGCGTAGGGTTATAGGGGTTTGTCCGCCCACTGGAACCACAGTTAGTGAAACTGTATCCCCAGCCCTTGAAACAGAGATGGTGCCAATATTCCCATCGTTGTCTATCGTTGCATATTCTGTAACTGAAACGTCTGTTCCATCTACAAGAATATTCATCTCTGTGGCGTAAAATTTATTTGCGCCACCAGAAGTCTTTTTAATTGAGATTACATATCTCATTGATCTAAATTCGCTTGCTAAAAAGTTATCAAATACTGTTGAATTTTCAATACCATTAATTGTTGATTCGTTATTTCCAGAACTACCCAAATCTGTTGCTTGTGCTGACAGGGTGTCAATTAAATCAACATAGTTTGCCTCTGTGGGTCTATCCCCAGTTTGAAATAGTGATTTTACTGCTGCAAGTGATACTTTAGCCATGATGAAATTATATCACATTATTAAAGAATATAGTTATTAATTCCGATTATTTGAAGCCCAATTCCAGGTACGGCTGTTGGTGATATTCCAATGTTTGTAAACCTTACCCTAAAGGGCAAAACCTCTTGTATCTTTGTAAACCTTACAAACCCATCTATTTTAGTTTTAGGATAATTTATCCTAGAAATTTTTTCTGATTTATTTTTAGATAAATCTATGATTGTTGCATAAGCCATTACGACTCATCGCTGTTTGTAATATCTTCAATAACTGTTAATATGCCACGAGCAACTGTCCATACCCTGCTAGCATCTCTTAATTCAATATCAAAAATATCTCCAGTATTTAAACTTTTTGATTGAGTAGATGTTAGGGATACTGTAAATTCTCCATCATCATCTTCTGCTGTAGCGACAGGGGTAAGGTTTAACACTCCTGCTGGATCTGCATCATTTAAATTTCCTGCAACTGTTGGTCTTTTAATTTCCATTTCAATTGTCCATTCGGAAATATCAAGTGGATCTTTATTGTCATCTGTTACGTATACTCTAAATCCTGCACTGTCTCCTTTTACAATTGTCCAATTAACTGTAGGTGGTGCAGAGCCAATTGAATAAGAATCTTGTTGTGAAGATCTAAGTGTTGCCATTATGATAATCCTGCTTTCAATGATCCCCAACTACCGTTGCCTTTTGGTTGACCTACAACTAGTATTCCAGTTGTTGCATTAGCCTTTCCGACTATTGCTACTGCTCCAGAACCAGTTGCTGGTTGTGTTGCTGTTAATCCTCCACCATCTGCTACATAAAGAACATTGCCAGCAGTAAATGAATTTGTGTTTGCGTTAAGTATTACTCCAGAAATAGTAACAACACCATCTGTGTTATTTCCAATTGCTGAATCTGTTAATCCTAAAACTGGGAATGTAGTAAGATCATCAGAATCACATTTTCCAATTGTTGGTTTTGTTGAAAAACCAGTTATATAAACTGGGGTTGCTTTTGCAATACTTGCACCACTTACATTTCTAACCTCTATAGTATGATTTACAAGACTAGGTAATATAAGTTCAATCTGTTCTGCCAAATCTTGAAAATCTCCATGAATGTTTACAGGATCACTAAATAGTGGATAAGGAAGATCGTAGTTTGCGGTTGCACCAGTAGCCATAATCTTATTATTATACCACTTCATACTATAATATTTTTAATAAATGTGCGGGTATATTGATAAAGTTGACTTTAATCCCTAAATCATGTTATAATTAATACACTACCGAAAGGTAGTTTTTGTTTCTAAGGAGGTAACACTAATGAGAAACATTGAAAAGAAGGTTTGGTTGGGGTTACTATCTATCGTTGGTTTGGTTGCGCCTTTTAGCAATTCTGCTAATGCTTTAGATAATAATTTATTGACTAAACCCTCCGTTGAAGCCGTTCCAGCCCCTACAGGGGCTTTTCTGGTTTCTAAGGAGAGTATATTAAAAAAATATGAAAATGCTCATAAATTAACTGATAGCCAGTTAGTTGACCTATTGAAGGCTATAGGGTTTAAAGGTGATAAATTAAGAACAGCATGTGCAATTGCAAAGGCTGAATCTAATGGAAGACCTTTTGCTTTTAATGGCAACTCAGAAACTGGAGATAGTTCTTATGGAGTATTTCAAATAAACATGATAGGAAAACTGGGTCCTGATCGTAGAGAAAAATTCGATCTTGACTCTAACGTTGAATTATTTAACCCAGTTACTAATTCACAAATAACATTTCACATGACTAAGGGTGGTAAAGATTGGTCAGCATGGAGTTCTGTGAACGGACCACGGTACCAAGAATGGTACAGCAAGTATCCTTGTAAGTCCTAAAAATTATAAACAATACCCCCTTGGTAATCCTTGGGGGTATTTTTATTTATAAGACTAGAACGTCTGCTTCTTCAGCGGTTAAAGGTTGACCAGCAATAAGTTTTGCTTTTGCTGATGCTTTAAGGGCTGCTTTGGCTTCTGCCGCTGCTTCACGCTCTGCTTGCTCTGCTGCAAATGCTACTGCATCTGCTTCACGTTGTGCAACTTCTTCATCAGTTAGTTCAATTTCTTCTTGAACTCCTGTTTCGCAGTTGATTATTAGTTTAGTTGGGTTTGGCATTGTTTCTCCTTAGTTAGTTTTTCTTGATTCCGTATAGGTAAAAGTTTGAGTCAGCGGTGTGTAAACCGTAAAGAGATACGACATCAATAGTAGTAATAGCACTTGTGCCTGTCCATCTTTCTGCGGCAAATTCTACAAAACCAGAAACAGCATTGTTTTCAACAACACAATCAACAGAGGATATTTTTTGGTTACTACCAGTATAATTTGGAATATATACTTCACCATTAGAAAAAGTGCTTGCGGTGGTAATATTGCCATTAGCATAACTAAATAGGTTGCCTGGCTGAGTAGTATAACTACCAGAGAGACCACTACCCGAACCCTGCCCAAACGCTATTATTCCATTGTAATTATTGCCTGTATCAGAATTAAATTGAATCTTTAGATTTGCATAAACA